ATTCCTTTAATTTAGGGTAAGGTACACCCAAACTATCTACTATGGTTTCAGGCTCTATGATTTGATTCTGAAATCGGATATTTAGTTTCGATTTACCTATGTATAGGTCTTTGACTATATTCGTGAACATATGTAGATTATTATATGGGTTATACCTTGGTCCTTGAAGTTATTTAGGTTAGTTGCCTTTTCCTCAAGTTTCCTTAGTGTCTTTCTAGAATCTGTACATATTCTTCTGGTTGGATTTCTAACCAGCATCAGAATATTCTCTAGTGCAGGTTGCAAAGCATTAACTGGTCCTGCATAAAGTATCTCATGCTTCTTCCCACTAATTACATTGTATTGGGTTTTATAGGCATACTTACCTTTGATATAAGTTACCTCAACCTTTTCTATTTCTTCTTTTCTTATGTTTCTTACCATAACCGTCTTTATTTACATAATCCGATATTTCGTCTAATTGTCCCAAGAGTAATGCCTGCACAAATATTGGTACAGGCCTGAAAAAGAAGTTTCTTATGTTATTGGTGTTAATATACCAGTCGTATACAATAAAGAACTTCTTAATCTTCCTATGTTTAAGTGAACGTTGAACTAAGTAGGTTTTAACGCATCTCTTATGCAACTCCACCAACTCCTTGTCTTGCTTTAACATCTCCTTTGCGGAGAATATGGTGTAATCCATTTTTATACCTTTAGAAGGTTAATACAATGAGGAAGGTACTCTGATATTGGGTACCTTCCCTGAAAGGTAAAATCAAGCAACTTGTTCTGGCTTGAGGACTTTGTTCTTGAAGTCCTCGTATGCCTTAGCAGCTTTCTTGTATTCTTTGGAGTTTTGGTCCTTGATACGGAACATTTCCCGTTCAAGTCTGTGAAGTTCATTGCGAGTTTGTTGTCTCCATTTCTTCCGGGCAAGAGTATCTACTACATCCTCGGGATATACATATTTTACTTCCCGGTTGGAGATTACCTTTTCAATGATAGATGGTTTCTGTTGTTTTTCAACATCCTTTATTACCTCTGCCTTTTTAGAGGTTTTCTTTGTGGGATTTGGTTCTTCTGGGGTAGTCTGAACCAATTTAGCACCTGCAAATTTCTTGGCAGCTTCTTGAGATTCTTCTACCAATTGAGCCTTAGTCTTTTTAGTTCCCTTGGCCTTAGTAGTTTTAGACTTGGATGTAGCATCCTTAATTCCTTCTAACTGTTGAGCAACTTTGTTACTGATAAGGTTAGCAACCTTGTTTTCATTCTTTTTCATAATGTCTATATTTAAAATGTTTATAAATGAATTAATTTCTTATCACATTGCAAATATAAGAATAATATTTTATATAGCAATAAAATAAAAAGAATATTTTTAAATAGCTGAGGTTAATCAGCTAAGAAGTCGAAGATCTCTGGAGCATAGTCTATCTCGTTTTCTGGGTCTGATAAATATTCGTCCAGGTTTTCGTTATAATAATCAAGTTCTGATTTAGCCTTGGGAGTAGGTACAAAGGGTATACATTTTTCTGGATACTTTTCTGCAAACTTAATGGCATCTTGATAAGTTAACTTCTTATCAGTATAGAATTTTACCCATGTATGGGAGTATCCCACTCCTTTTCTAGTAACTTCGTATTGTTGATATCCAGAATTACTTATCTGGTAGATTTGATTCTCTGGAATGATTTCTATTTCTACCTGATATTCGTATATTCTTTTTCCGAGTTTGTTTGCCATTTCCTGAATTGAATCCATTAATGACTTAGGCTTATCTGCAAATGAGAAACTGTATTTAGTTTCTGGTACATCGTTCTTTTTAAACGACGGAGCAGGATTTATCCTGCTTGCATCGGGTGTAGGTTTTGAGCCTATAGCCAATCCAATTAGTATAAATCCTGCTAACCCTATGATAGGTAGTTTTCTAAGACCTGAGTTCATATCCCGTAGTTTTAAACTTGTTCCTGATATTAGAAGAAACGTATTTACCTTTGGATTCTGCAAGGTGTAATTCATTACAGATTTCTTTAGGTACACCATCATAACGGTAAACTTTGTTGCCTTTGAAAGCAATCCAAAGTTGTTTGTTTTTGGAGTCGTATCCGTAACCTTCAACATTTGAGGATTCGCAGGGAATCATTTCAACTCCAGTGTTCAATTCAACTGATTCTAAGTATTCGTTCTTGTCCATAATTAAAATTAAATTATTAGTGTGAGTTCAGGATGAAATTTATTGGTTTCTCTATGTAATAGTTCCCATGCCCCGTAAACTCCTTGGGATAAATTATGTATCCATTCGTCTTCCATTTTGAATAGGATATGAGAACAGATATATAATTGATATTCATTCAGAGTCTTTATCAATTGAGGCATTTCGTATATCTCTTCGTAAATCTGAATATGATGATTGACTGAATCAAGCATCTCTTCATCGTTTATCTGTAACAACTTCCTGAGTAAATCAGGTTCTGTTGTAGTGATATTGTTTTTGATATTAGTCAATGCCTCAATTTGAATCTGAGCAATGTTCTTTACTACCTCTTTGGTTTCTGCATCCATTTTAATATTATTTTTCGTTATACAAATATAAGAATTTTATTTTAATAAATAATACTCTTTTATTAAATACTGAGGTAGAGGATGTCTATCTAGAGATAGCTTCTTCGATTTTCTGTTTGATTGAGTCAGGGAATATTACATCTTTGTACCATCTCATAAAGAACTTAGAAGGCTTTTTCTCTGGGTTGAGAAGTAATTGTCGTTGTTCTGCAGAGAACTTTAATCGTTCTTCCTCGAGCATAAACTTGGGGAACTTTGTGAACTCTGCCTGAGAAAAGGATATGGTTTTCTTACCAACAGAGGCCCTTAATGGTTTCTTCCTTTCTTTATAAAGATACGGAACAATTTTCTTCGATGGTCCACTAAGGATACTAAAGCCGAAGATGACCATTGGGTCAAATTTATCTGCCTTGGGATCCTTAGCTCGTTTGATACATCTTGCCATCCAGGAGTACGAATTTGGATATTGTTTGTTGTCAGTGGCTTCTCCCACATCCTTACTGTTGAATTCGAATCCGGGAAAATGAAAAAGAAAGTCCTCTGTAAGAATAAAGACAAACCCTAATTCCCTTAGATACTTAATAATCTCTTGTTGGCTCTTACCTTCTTCAACCATTTTCTCTACATCTGCCAAGATATCTTCTCTTGGTGATTCAGTGAGTTGTTTACTCCCAGTAGAAGGTCTTCCCCTTCCTGCCAATGGCTCTTTGATTGGTAAGTTACCTACGAGCTTATCTAAGTAATTCTTAAAGTTCTCGACATCTTGTTTATTTGTAAGAGTTACCTCTATTCTTAAAGGTCCTTTATGTTGTACCTTTGGCCCTGAATTCATTTCGGTATAGGCATCTACTAATCTATCTTGAATATATGAGCCATTATCCTCAAGTGTAGTGATACGTAGTTTGGGTTTATATATTTTTTCTTCCATACGATATTGATATTAAAAAGAAAGGCCTGAACAAAAGTGATTTGCCAGGCCTTTACATCATTAACGAATACTTAATAAGATATGAGATTAATCTTCTTCTTTTTTGGCCTTCTTTTTCTTTTTATCTTTGGCCTTTTTGTCCTTCTTTGCAGGAGCAGCTTTTTCAGTAGCTTCTGCCTTTTCTTTCTTTTCCTTCTTAGGTTTTTCTTCCTTCGGAGCTTTACCGGCAGCCAGTCTTCTCTGTTCCATACGATATTTTTTCTTTTCATCGGAAGTCATTTCCCGACCATCGATGAGAGGATAATCGTATTTGGTAACTCGACTGGTCGATTCCTTCTTTTCTTTTTTCTTTGAAGCCTTTTCGTCTTCTTTGGCTTTTTTCATTTTTACCAATTTGGCTTCGTTCTTCAAATCCTTTTCAGGATACTGGGCAGCGACTTTGTCTCTTTCCTTGTTGAGCTTATTCAAGAGTTCGGTAATCTTTTTACCATGTTTTTTGTCTTTTGACCAATCTTTAGTTGGGTCCAAGTTGTTCTCTTTGAGATAAGCATCTAATGCCTTTTTAGCCTTTGAAAGTTCCGGAGTCTTATTAACCGGTTTGTCTTTCTTCTTGTCTTTCTTCATGTTCTAAAATTTTTAAGTGGATTGAAATTTTCCTTAGTAATTATCCATAGTTATAAAATCCTAATCGAAGTAGGGATTTCCTTAATTTCTAGGATTTCTATACTTGCATTTTCGAGAGTGGCCCCAAGTTCTAAGGCATCATGTATCTCTTGCTGAGTAAGATTAACAAAAGTTTGTTCTGCAATCATTTCACGTCCATCAGAATAATTAACATATTTAAACTTTACAGTACTGATAGTACCTTTAAGTTTTTTATCTAGCCTACTCTTAAAATCCTTAAGCCTACGTTTAAGATATTGAAGGTGAATAACATGGGTTTGATATTTACCTCTCTTATGAGGAGGAGTAACCTTAATCATATACTGAGTATATTCCATATCTTTTAATATGGATTGAATACCCTGTATAATGGTTCTTAAATTCATTTCTTCCATGAGGGTCTTGGTATTGGTTTATTTTCGATTGCCATTTCAGTTAGCATTTCTCTGGCTTCCTTGATAATTAATTCAGAGAGTTCCCTTTCTTCATTCGATAAGGGAGGGTCCATATCTTTATCTTCTAGTGCATTAGTATAATTCTGAATAAGATTATCTAATGCTAAGATAGTTATATTCTTTCGGATTTCTCTTTTGTCTTCCATAACCTATAAAATAAATGAAGCCTACTACCTTCTCAGGCAATAGGCTTCTAAAATACAATTTTTGAAATACAATTTAAACTATGCAAACAACATGAGTTTAATCTTCATCTCCGGCTTCCTCTTCTTCTCCCTTAGCCTTTTTAGCTTTCGGGTTACAGATGATACCATGTCCTTTTTTGGATTTTACGGTAAGGTTGCCGGGAACAAATGTTACGGAAGTAGAAGCAGGTTTACCATCAATAACCAGAACTGATGTTACTACCACTCCCTGATAGCCTTCCTTGTTCTTTACTGCGTAGCCGTAGTTCTGAACCTCGGATTTGTCATTGATTTTGATAACATCAATCTGTTTACTGTTCGGTCGTTGTTCTGCCGGTCGGTTTTTCAGAGCTTCCATACGAGCTTTACGTTTTGCTTCTTTTTCAGCATCTTTTTCTTTACCACCTTTCTTCTTGGTGTCTTCTTTTTTCTTAGTTGCCATAATCTTTTAAGTTTTAGTTTTATTTAATAGAACAATAGTTATTTCTTATAATAAAGGTGGGCTATTACTTTAGCCCAACCTTCGTAACCGGAGAATGAATTACTTCTTCCCTTTTTTACTTTTGCCTTTTGCTTCTTTCTTCGCCGGAAGTTTGAGACCCAATTCTTTGGCAATTGCTTTGCGAAGTTTTTCAATGTCGTCTTCTTCGAAATCGTCCGGGTCTGTTTCAAGGTCTTTGTCATCGCAAACATCTTCCAATTCTTCGAAGTCCATTTCGGCAAGAGCTTCACCGGTCAATTCTTCTTCCTCTTCGTCCTCATCTTCATCGTCTTCCGAGTCTTCGTCATCCTCGTCATCTTCCTCTTCTTCATCATCAGAGTCCTCATCGTCGTCATCCTCATCGGAATCTTCGTCATCGTCCTCTTCTTCTTCCTCGTCTTCGTCATCATCATCCTCTTCTTCCGAAGCAAAGAAGTCTTTTGCTTCTTCGGCAGACAACATGATAGGAGCCGGGATAATTTTTACTGAGCCATCTTCGTAAGTAATAATGATTGCACCATTAATCTCTTTGCGAGATACTTCCTTTAACTCTACCTTTTTGGTTTCTTTTTTCTTAGCCATTTTCGTAAATGTTTAAATGTTAATAATCAATAGTTATATCACTCTGTTATAAGTTTCTTGTATTTTCTTTCGCTTCCCGTAAGATAAGCAAATGCAATATTATATTGTTTTACCTCATCAATTACGGTCTTTAGTTCTTCTTGAGATTCTATCTTTACATCTTCTGTATCGATAACTTCATCCTGGTCATTATAGGTATTAACCTTAAAGGATTTACCCATGAACGGATTTAATTGCTTATGTACCTTTACTTCCGGTACTGGGTTTTTAGTTTCCATTGCTGTATTTAATTTTAATTATTCCAGGAATACCAACCTTACCAAATACTTCGGTATAGAATTTGTATTTTGGATTTTGCATTGATTTATAGTTATCAGCTAATCTCATAGGAAATACCCAATATTCATTTTCTAGCATCCTGTTTGTCATAATGTAGGCATATTTACTTCTCATCCTATATTTGCTTACAGGAGTAAACCCTTGAAATCTTAAAGCTTTTACCAAGAACCTTTCTTTTGGTTGCCATCCCAAATGATTTAAGGATTCATCATAAAAGATATCGAGCATATCCCTTTGTGCTTTGATAAATAGTACTTTCTGTATCGGGATATCTAATTTCTTTCTTAGATACAAGGCCAAGGAACATACCAATGGGGGATATTGCAAAGAAAGAATATTATATTTATGCTTTTCCTCCTGACTCAGCCTGTTGTAAATCCTGTAAGATAGCAGAACGGATTTGTATTCTCTTCTTCCGGATATACTTGGAAGATATGCCTTCCCGTTGTCCATACAATTTTTGTGAGTACCTTTCATTGAATACCTTCTTTCCTTTTGATTTGAAGACCCGGTGCATTTGAACCATGAACCTTCGTCTTCTGTGTTTATCAATTTTATATTCATCCGGGATAATAAACTTCCTGGCTTTAACTAATCTCCCTTTATACCAGAATTTAGTAGAACCAGAGGTATGTCTTATACCATTCATGTCTTGAAGTATTCTTATCCCTTGCCTAAGTAATTTCCTGCCTGATATGATATGAATATATTGAAGAACATCTACTCCGTACATATAAACCAAAGTCTTTTTTATCTGATACCTTGTGAAATAGGGTATACCTGTTAGGTGTTTCCGATATAAACTTTTTTCGGTAATATATTTGTTGGTTGTATCTGGTCTCCATGTCCATATATAATATCTATCTTCTCGGATTGGTTCCCTACTACTTTCCTTTAGTTTTACCATTGTTCATAGTCCTCCTTGCAGTTCTAAACCAAAGTGTTATTGATTTATCGTTTGCATCTGGGAACTTCTTTTTCATCCTTCTAGTTACTCTTTCTAAATCGTAACCCTTTGCAACTAATGACCATACATAGGATTTCTTAGTTCCCTTGATGAGATTAAATTCATCCCTTTCTCTTGGTGGTTTCTTCTCCCTTGGCTTTTTTATTCCTGGAACCCTTTTGGATTTCCTTTGCCCATCTTCTCCTTCTTCTCCGAGAAACCCAAGCCTTAATTTCGAATTCCTTAGAGGGTCATCCTTTGAATAACCTATGTTCTCTAATTGTTTATCCATCCAATCATCATATTGGTCAATTAATGATTTGTCTGGTTTATTGGTTGACCTTTCGATATAACCAATTAAATCGAAAACGCCAGCAGCACAAGCATCAGGGAAAGGCATACCCAATACTATGGCTTTTCTTTTTAAATCCCTGTAAGTCATATTCCTCCCGGCTGAACCAAGGAAACTGGCTTTTTCTTTTGAGGGTGCTGGTTTATTCTTTTTGTTCTTTCTCATATCTTTATTATTAATTTGTTGCAAATATAATACTTTTTATTTATATAGAAAAATATTTCTATCTATTTTGAGGTATCTGATATGCGTTCAGCAGCCGTTGATTTAGGCTTTTTCTTCCTTTTCTTTTTAACCTTATCGGCATTGAAGGCCATATCAAGTTTCTTAATACTGAATTCTATATTATTCACTTGATTATAGTTAACTGCTTTTTCCACGCAGCATCTGTACTCAGGCCAGAAGCGTTGTCCTAATTTTACATCAACTGTTTTAATCATAAACTTGGATACCATGAATCCAAATGTATCTGCATCATCTTTCTTTTCGAATACATACATATAGAATCTACTAAATTCACTAACTACCTCATCTAAAGGTCTTACGGGCATTAGTAAATATCCATCAGTGTATAATTCTTCTGATATTAAGCATACCCAATATTTCTTCTTACCAGGCTTTACTTTATATCTAAACCTTTCTTTCAGTTTTGTGTGCATCCATTCTGGTACTCGTTTTAAAAGGTATTTGATATATATCTTATCCTTTTTATTTAACCGCCTTTTAAATGCAGAAGGCTGTTGTAGCATTCTTGGTAGAATCCTAAAGTTATTCCACCTATCGAACTCTAAGATTAATCTCATTGAATCTAGGTCCCAGGGGTCTTCAGATTCTTTGAGTCTTTTCATATTCCTTTCTATATTACTATTGGTTACATTCAAGAGTAAGTTAGAAGAGTCTCCAGTATATAGACTTGCTTCTTTTCTTGTTAATCTCTTTTCAATACATCCTTCAATAAAATCACAAAAGCTTCGTTCACAGGGGCAATCGGGTCGAAAAATAGAAGTGTGTAACTCAAAAAAATCAGAGAATAATCTGAAGAACTTTTCTGACCTTTCTCTGATTTCCAAATACTTGTAATGTGACAACTTTAAAATTTCACCAGCTTCCCATGAGGATTTGCTTTCTGATAACTGAAGGAATAAAGACTGCCTTTCTATTTCGTTTAAACAGTCCCAAGCTTTCTTCTGAGCATCATTCATAATTAATTCCTCCTAAAATCCATTATTCTATCTATTGATTCACTTGTTATCTCATTTGGGTCATAATCTTGGGAGTTAGCATATAACTTATCTGGGTCATAATTCTGGTACACGCTATAGATTACGTTATCAAAGGGTAACCATATTTCCATTTTACCCATTTCCGGATATAAAAGAAGTTGTACCATTTTATTTATGTGGTCTATACCTAATACCGTAGCATCTATTCCTTCGTATGGATAGCCTTTGAGTACTAAGTAATCGCCTATCTTAACATTCATCAAATCGTCTACAGAATATTTCTTTCCTTCTTTTGCCATTCTCTTAAACCTTTTAACATCTTTTCTGGTGCATGTAGCTACCAATGAGAAATCGTCAAAGTCTTCAGAGTTATCTATTCTAGCTTTCTTCTTTCTTTCATGAAGAGTCTCTGTAGACTTTAACCAAGTTCTTATACCTGATATACTTCTCTTCAATTTGTTTAGAAAAGGTCTAGAGTACGCTAACTCTGTAGGCATCTTGATAAAACCATAATTGAATAAGATTGGTACTTCTTCGAATATCATCTTACCCTTTGCGGTTTTCTTTAAAACGTTTATTGTAGGGATAATGGCACGTACTTTTTTATATCCCTTTTCTTTAAGTTCTTTATTAATGTTCTGATAATACTTTCGTTCTATGTAGAAGATACAATAAGAATAAGGGATACGTTTCATATTACTTCTTTTTAATGATTAACTTAGCTTGCTTATGAATTAACTTATAAGGTACATTTAAAACCTCACTAGCCATAAATACCATAAGAGTATTCCCGGGTACTTGAATATACATTACTTTAGTAACATATTCTGCAATAATATCTCCCAGTTTTACTCCAACTACGAAGAAAAATTCATTTGCAGGCATAGAATTATACCTCATACATAGAATAGGTACTTTATTTGCCCTTTTAGCATCCTTGCTTGCTTGTTCCCAAAATCTTAGGATATCACAAGTTTTATTACCAAGCAGTACATGTTCGAATTTGATATCTTTGTAGTTTTTACATTCGATGGATATCTTACATCGATGAGCATGTTTTTCATCAGTACAGGTTAAATCAGAAGTGGCATCCTTATTAGAATGCCAAGCTCCTGAACCTGCCCGATTCCTTTCAAATTTGAACCCGGTCCACTGAGTAAAAAATCCAGCTATCTTACGTTCAAATCTATTGCCTTTGTTTTTAGAATTCATAAATATATCTTTTTATCGTAGTATGAGAAACTTTATACTTTCTACCTAAGGCTCTCAATGATATACCTTTGTTAGATTCCCATTCTCTACGGATTATTAATGGATTTAGTTTCTTATTACAGGACCTACCTTTTAAAGACCTACCATCTCTAACCATTTGTAGAGAGTTTTCTAAATGGGTACCCCAATACAGGTTTTTATAATGATTGTTGGTACGAACATTATCTTTATGACAAACTATTGGTAGGCTATCTGGATTTGGGATGTATACCATTGCTACCAATCGATTGATTCTAAAGTGTTTCTTACCTTGTTCATTATGTAACTTTACTACGTAATACCCCTTATTATCAAGGCCAAGTTTTCTTTTCTTCCAAGTACCAGATAATCTAGAGTATAGGATACCCCGTTTAGATATGTAATAACCCGGGTATCCTTCAATGTTATCTTTCTTCATAGGTTAATGTCTTGTAGTTATAACATTATAGTAAATTATAACTACTTAGGCCATTGACTTTTTCGACTTGCAGGATTTTCGTATTTGATAGAGGAAGAGAATCCAAATGAGTAATTAAGAATAGGGTTTTATCTGCAAAGGTATGTCTTATTAAAGATGTTACTACTTCTACGTTATCTGAGCTTAATGATTCGAATACCTCATCTAAGAAAGCAAGGTTTATACCTTTAGACATTGTAAGAGATTCGTTCATTGCAAATGCCATTGCCACATTTACCAATTGTTTTTCTCCACCGCTAAGTTCATCATAATCAATAATTTGCCCATCTCTTTCTATTAAAGTAAAAAATTCTTTTCTAGCGGTGCCAAGGTCTATATTAAATTCAATCCTAAATCCCAATACTTGAGAATATTTATCAAGGGTTCTATTTAACATATCCAAAGATGAATCGAATAAGTAAGCCTTGATTCCGTTGTTACCAAGAGGATCATTGATTAACCAATTGTAGTTCTCTAACTCCAACTCCTTGTTATGGTAATCTTCATCTACCTTACGAAGAGTTTTTCTAATCTCCTTAAGTTTCTCTTTATATTTAGGAGACATAACCTTAAGTTTCTCTTGTTTGAGCTTTTCCAACTCTTCATCAATATCAGCAATATCAGAAGCAATATCATCACATTCTTTTTGAAGTCTCTTATACTTCTCATTCGTAGTTCTCAACTCATCCAACCTACCCAAAGCATCTTCATACTCTTCCTGGAGTTTATCCGAATTTATGATTGCTTTATAGATAATATCTACGCTCTCTTTAGCACGTTTGTAGTGGCCTTTATCTAACTGTATCTTAAGTTTCTTTACAAAATCTGGTAATGATACTCCTGAAATATTACGATTGTGTTTTATTTTAGATTTAAGACCCTCTACATAATCTGTATGTTTCTTAATCTTAACTTTAAGACTCTGCTCTACCTCGTCCTTAAGTTGTTGCTGCTTTTTAATAAGTTGCTTAGTTAGGTCCTCCCTATCTTTCTTTAATTCTCTACGTTCTGATTTGATTTTCTCTTTAAAACCCTTTTCCCTATCTCGTAAATCAAAGTAAGCTTCTTTATTTGCTTCTAACTCTTTCTTTAATATAGCAGATTGACGTTCTACCTCATTGGCCTGAGCTAATAGGTTATTTTTATCCTGCATAGCTATACCTTTGGCAATATTAAGAAATTCCAAATCAAATACTTCTTCGAATATCTTCTTCTTATCTGAATTAGATTCTTGTATCAACCTTTTAATACCCTGACCAAACATAATTGAGTTCATGAATAGAGAATAGGATAAACCAAGCTCTGCATTAATGGCATCTTGGAGTTTATTCTTACCTTTTACATTCACTACCTCATTATCTTTCATAAGGATAAGTCTATCTTTACCCTTAGCTCCATCCTCAAGAACTATGTTACATTTCTGACATCGGATAATTTTATAAATATGTTCTCCTTTTTGAAAGAATACCTCTACCATTACTCCATGGTAATCTTTTGGTCTTACCTTTTCCCAGGTAGTTACTTCTGATACTCCCTTTAGATTTTTACCATATATTGCCCATACCAATGCCGATAAGATAGTTGATTTACCTTTACCATTAGATGCCTTGATAAGTATGGTACAATTTGGATTTAAAGGTATGTGTAGGTTCTCTATTGAACAGAATCCTACTACGTTCATTGTTGTAAATGTTAACATGATTCAGCTTTTTTAAGTATGTCAATCAGTAGTTCTTTCTTATCTTGCTCGGTTATACCCTTTTCCTTAAGATACTTCCTTGCTAGAGCTTTCTTAGAAAGTTGCTTAGTAATTTTATGGTTAGTATTTACTAAGTTACTAGTTTTCTTAGGTAAAACAGTATAATAATTGCCATCATCTTTAATATCCTCTTCAGATTCTACATCTACGAATTTAGGGAATTGCTTAAGGTGTACAAATTGCATAGATAAATCAGAATAAATCTTCCAATAACCCAATTTACAATCCCTATCTGTTCTTCTTTGATGATTAGGTGCTCCTATCATATAAACCTTCTTTGATAATCTTTGGGGTTTATGTATATGACCACATAATACAAGGTCAAATCGGTTCAGGATATTTACATTGAGATTTTCTACAGAATCAACTTCTCTACCATCAGTATCCTTTGCTCCTGGATAATCCGTATGAAGAAGAAGTATGTTCTTTACATTCTTATCTAGTTTAAGTTTCTTAAGATATTCACTTAGACCCACATTATTATCAATATAGGGAACTCCATAAATGTGGTAATCTCCATAAGAACACCATTTAATTCTGGTTAGATTAACACAACTCATAAAATTCTTATGAAATACAAAAGGCCATCCCTTAGTTATCCTATCAATACGATTTACCGATTTCAAATCGTGATTCCCGTCTATATAAATCATTCTGAATTTCGGATAATTACTTTCTAACCTATCGAATTGTTCAGCAACAAAGATTGCTAAGTCTTGGTCAATTGATTCTGGCTTATGAAATAAATCCCCACAGAATAAAGCAGGACATTTGTACTTTTCACATTGACCTGCAATAACGTCAAGGACCTTGATACTATTCAAGGTCCTATTGTTGTTCTCATTGAATTTTGCCCATAGATTTATGTGCAAATCCGAGAATGCTATAAATACTACTTCCTTACTCATAAAGAAAATCAATAATAAGTTTCTTACGAATATCCAAATTAGCTTCTCTTATACAGAGAACTTTAGTTTCACCATACAGAGATTTGATTACTCCTTCTGTTGCACCATATTCCAAGAGTTGATTCTTAAATATATTCTTATAGATAGAAGATATTTCCTTAGTTGGTAAGAATCCCCACAAGTTCAATACGTTATCCATTATAGAAGATATTAAGAACTGGAAGTAATTATTCTCTATTCGTTTGCCATTATCTTCCATAACCCATTCCTTTACCATTGCAGTAGTAAAGTCTAATAGAATGAGGTGAGTACATTGCTGATTGAGTAACATCTTGCAAGTTTCGAAGAAGTGTTCCATTTCACATTTAGGAACATTCTTGGCTTGTTTATAATAGAAATAAGCAGCTAAATCAAGATAGCTCCTATCTGTAACGAATCTATCTCTGTCTCTAAACATTTTATTTCTCAGATTCATTACCTGAAAGTCTTCCATTAATAAATCCTTTGAATCTCTTTCTAACATCTCTTTATGAGACATATCTTTTGTTTTAGGGATTAAATCTGATACACTACCAGATATAAAATCTAGTACCGGAGGATATTCTGATACATCAAACTTAATCATCCCGGGAACTTCCTTTGCTAAAGTGGTTTTCCCAACTCCACTTGCACCTGCAAACATGATTTTCATTCGGATAACTCTTTAAAAGGTTTAATAAATTCTTTAGTTAGGAACGAAGCAAGAGAATACTCTATGCACAACTTCCTAAATTTATCATAGTTGAAAGTCTTCTTTCTTTTGATAGGCATCTTATCTAATGGTACATTACCTACAAACCAGAATAAGTCAATGAGTTTACGATTTCTATCCCAAGCTTCTTGATACTCCTTGTTTGGCTTAGCTTCCAAATATTTGTAGATTGACTTATATTCGTCTAATATCTTTCTTGCAGTTACTGGACCTATACCCTTAAAACCTGGGATATCGTCAGAAGTATCACCTACCATTGCAAGATACTGAACAGTCTCATGTGAATGATAACCGAAGAGTTCTTTACAATTGCCCACTCGAATAACTTCATCTTTTCTGGGGTTTAATATTCTAACGTTCTTGTTTAACAATTGATTAAAATCCTTATCGGATGATACTAAGATTACATTATCCGAACGATAAGTATTAATAATTAGGTATGCTAAGAAATCATCTCCCTCATATTGAGTTTTATTCCTTTTATCAAAGATATAAGAAATTCTTAGCATACCTAATATCTTCATTATAATTGCCTTTTGTATTTGCAAGGATTCATAATCAACCGATATATTTTTTCTATGGCCTTTGTAGTTAGGCAATAACTTATCCCTTACTGGTGAATGACCATTATCAAATGTTATAACTACTTCGTTTGGTTTAAACCTTGTAAGATACATATGAAGTGATTTGAAAAATCCGAATATTGCTCCACTTGGTTTTCCGTCTGTAGATTTAAGTTTCTCGAACTTATGAAAAGATTGATGGAGAATATTCTCCCCATCAATCAATAATACTGTTTTCTTACTCATCGTCTTCCTCCTCGTCTTCCGATTCGTTAAATGATTCATATTCTACTCCATCTACTGGATATAAATTAGTAGTCAATGCTACTATCTTCTTTCTAGTTGTACCGATAGTATTTATCTCGGCCTTCTTTAATAGTTTACGACGAAGTTCATCATCCTCTTCCAAAAGCTTTTGGAATTTTTCTTCCCCTCTTGCAAGAGTTTTTCCTTTGAACTTATATACTCCACCTGAAGATTTTTCTATGATATCATTTTCTACCAATACATCCTCAAGAGCATAGCATCTATCAAAACCTACTTCATGGAACTTAGGATTGAAGTAAACCGGGCACTTACTGATTGTAGGTCTTGGAGGAGCAACCTTATTTTTAATAAGTCGGATTGTGACCAATTTACCAGCTTTCCGTTCTTTACCTTTCTGTTTAACAGTGATAGACCTGCCTGAGTAAAAGGCAGCTCTGATTGAAGCGTAGAACTTAAGTGCTGCACCTCCTGTAGTAGTTGTGTTATCTTTTCCGAATCCGACATTTAAAGCAGTTCTTAATTGGTTAATGTAAATCTGTGTAACTCCTAATCTATAGAATAATTCACTTCTGATACGGAAGTATTTGTAAAGAGCTTTTGCTCTACCTCCCATTTCTGCTTTACCCTCTACCATTTTAGAATCTATGTTATCTGCACAATCCATAGCAGCAATAGAATCAATTACTAAGAGTATTGGTTCATTATTAGTTAACTGAGAACGTAAGTAGATTGCTAAATCTGCTACTGCATCGGAAATATACTCTATACGAGTATCGGTTAATACTGTAACCTTTTCTGGGTCTACACCATTTGCTTCAGCCCAGGAGTTCATCCAAGATTGTTCAGCATCTACCCAAATTACATGACCACCAAGTTGTTGACAAGTGTATGCAAAATTATAAGCAATAAGGGATTTACCCGATGATTCTTCCCCAGCTACTTCAAGGACTTTACCAAAGGGTATACCACCACCAAAGGTATAATTGAGAGCAAAGAAAGTAGAGGGTAACCATAAGTTTGATTCTACTGTATCTGAAGCCAATCTCATGATACTACCATATTTCTTTAATATCTCATTTTTTGTTGGTACCTTTAAACCAACCTTAGTTTTCTTTGCCATATTAAATTCCTCTTGATTTTAAAATATTCATTGCCTGATTCAATACGTTTTTCTCTTCATCGGTAAACTTCATGAGACTAACCTTGTCGAATACAAGTTCTACTATGTGATATCCCATGAAGGGTACTTCAGACCTCTCTCCATTGGGTAATTCTACTTTGGCATACATCCATGATAATATCATTTCTGCCATAAGAGGGTCTACCAATTCCAATATTAAAACAGGATGTTCCCAAAATTGATTATTTCTGTATATTCCAGATTCTTTATATTTCTGTTTAACCCTTTCAGAAAAATCCCTCACCTTTGCATAATCAAAGTCTGGCCCAATATCATTAATTTCACAAAATCTTCTTATAATCTTTGACTTATCTTCATCTGATAAGTTTGCCCAATATTCTTTTGATACCATAATGTAATGTATTTAGACTAAAGAAGGTGATAACTGAACGAATCTAATTACCACCTTCGAATGAAACCATATATTAACTAACCTTTAAATGTCGGATTTGTAACGTTTCTTCTTTTTCTTTTTGGGTTCATCATCTTCCATGTAATGGTCTCTATGAATCCCTTTCTTTTTTGTCTTTTTCTTTTTGGGTTCATCATCCTCATCATCTCCTCCATGATCTTCATTTAAGAACTTAGCAAGAAGTTCCTCCAGTTCATCGTAAGATTTAATTTGAGAACGAACTATACCTTCCAGGTCTACATTACCCTGGTACTTCTTGTCCAATTTGGTTGGTTTACAAGCCCGAGCAGAATAGGTAGTATCAAGCTTACCAGAACCAGAACGAATAATTTTGATATCGTATCCATTTCTTGGGTCTGTCATATCACCAGCTTCATCCTCATCGAGGTATAAGTCGATAATATCTTGATAAACAGAGCGTGGAACTAGAACTCCCTTATCTTTACCTTCGTAATCAAATTTAGTTCCTTTTTCGTCTGCATAGACCGGACCACCAATAACGTATCTTCTTCTTGGTACGAGAGTTTTTGCAAGTTCCTTGTCATCCTCATCCTTTGAGTTTTTCAATTCTTGATATTTTTCCATGAAGGGGCATGGTTCATCAAAAGTAGCCGGAGATATTACTCCTCCCAGATTACCTCCAAGATAGAACTGAACAATTTCTATACCCAATTCCTGGTCATCTCCAGGAGATTTGATTCTCATACGTAAAGTACCTTCTTTAGGGAATACCAAACCATTTCCGTTTCCCCTAGATTCTAACTGTTTCTTTCTAGCTAGCATCTTTTCCTTTGTAGAAAGTCCATCTGATGAAACTTTCTTCTTTTTCTTTTTGTCAAGTGCCATATTAATCGTTATTATTTGGTTCTGAGTAAATTATCTCATTCATACTTAACACCGTTAAAGTGTTCTTTTCCAAAAGTTGTTGTAAGCCTGGGGTAAGCTTGTCTGTTTCAAATTCCAGTTCCTTACCGGCATACAAACCATAGGTAACTATTCTACCTATTTGCACCAAATCCCGGTAAGTTCTATACTCTTCGGTAATCTCACCGAGTTTAACTATAACTCCCTTACGAGGAACTCCCTCTTTTACCTGTTCCGGAATAATAAGCCCGGACCGAGTTTGGTTTACTTCTTTTGGGGATAAAATAAGAACTCTGTTTTCAGTTGGACATCCTGGTAATTGATTATCAAACTGAGCTGCTACCATAGCAGAGATAAAAGATAATGAATAATTCATATTCTTAATTCGTTTTTAAAAGTTAGTAATTACTTATAGTTATTATTGTTGCTTCCTCATGTTGGCATTAATAGTCCTCAAGATATTCTCTCTAGACTCATAAGCTCTACATATTGTAATATACTTGTTAGCCTTTTCTACTGCTTTCAAATATCGTTGATATATCGATTTATATTTTGGGGATATGTTAGCCTTATGAGCAACGTAATCATTATTGAATCTTTCATTAGATTCTTTAATAAATATCCAAGCAGCAGAATAAGCTTCATCTTTTTCCCTTGCTAGAGCATCTCTTTCTTTAATATACTTATCTCTTAAAGAACAAAGTATATAATAACTAGTAGGAGATTCCCTTAACTGAGAATTAATGATATTTTCATTAATGGATAATTCCTTAGCAATATCTATGGTTATGATATTACCTTCGAATTTAACCTTTAGTTTCTTCAGTTCCGTCTTCATGTACTTTCAATAAATTCTTAAAATCTTCTTTTGAATATTTACCTTCTTGAATTGCTTTAGATACCTGAGCAAATGCGCAATGATATGCAATATCTAAACCAGGCAAATGAAGAATAGATTCGTACTTACCAATTATATCGATTAAAGCCTTGAATCTTAGGTCGCATAGATTATCTGTCCCTCCTCTATCTACTAAAGTAATAAACAAAGCCCAATAAATATGGGTAGCATCTTCATAAGCTAACCTTGCATCTTCATCCTTCATTACTCCAAAGGCTAAATCCTCTAATAACTTTAGATTCGATTGAAGTTGCTCTATCTGAGACCTTACTCTATTGAATACCATCTTATCTCTACCGACTAATCTCAGATTACATTGGTCTAATTGATGATTAAGATTTTGGATAGAGAACTCTAAACAAGCAGATATCATATAAGTTAAAGATGATAGCCTATTTGTATTCATTATTTGTTCTTCAGTTGCCATAGTTTATAATATTTTATTATTTTATGTTGTCATAGTATCCTCTTTCTTCACTTCTGTAGGTGATTTTGGATTTTCTTTATGATGTAAATTCCTATTACAAGCAGGGCATTTTACTAACTTAGCATCTGCAAATGTATGCGAATCTACTTCTGAATAATCATATTCAAATTCACAATCACAGTATGGGCACTTAGCTCGCCATACGGTGGGTCCGTTCAAAATCTTTTTCATATCTCTTTATTTGTTTGTTAAATCTTTCTTTAAACTGTTTGATGTGAATATGCTTATATTTCTTATGCTCTTCCATATACTCCTCTACCGAGAAATCTGGTTGTAACATCTTACGATAATCATACCCAGGAATAAATGGCAATTCCTCTGCCATAGTTCTACCAATGGTAAAGTCCATGTCCATATCAACATCATCAACTTGAAATCCGAAATACCTTTTCGTACTCGGATTACGTAGGATATTCCAGATTGTATATACAGTCCATGTGTTAATATCTTGAGGTTTAGAATACATATATACAGCATCATGTACTGTACAAGCTTCTTTCATCATTGGTAATTTACCTTGTCTCATTAACCAATAAACAAGGATAGCTCCGAAATTGGTCATATTTGCTGCAGCACCCTGACATGGGAAATTAAGACCTAAACGAATTGCATAAGCAACTTCTTGCTTATCATTTGAATATATTTGTGGGAGTCTTCGTTTAGTACCAAATAATTGGGTGTAATACCCATGCTTACGAAGGAATTTCTCTTGTTTCTCTTTAAACTTCCTAATCTTAGGATGTTGACCAAAGAATACTTCCATTTCCTTTGCTGCTTCTTCTGGTGTAACTATAATACCCGCTTTTGGGTCGGATAGTTTAACTGCTAGCAATTTATTACCAATTCCATAAATAAGTCCAAAAGCAATCTGTTTAGCTTGCTTTCTCCTTACCTTCCATAATTTATAATCCGGATGTGTTTCATCTTCATAAGCTTTACTTGCTTCTTCAATTGAAACACCATACTTTGCTGCTGCTATACCAAGGTGAGGGTCTACTCCTTTAGCAAATGCTTCCAGATAGGTTTCATCTCCAGATAAATGAGCCATCATTCTTAACTCTGCCTGAGAATAGTCGAATGCCATATATAAATAACCTGGAGGAGCAACTAATTGTTTCTTGATATTTGGGTCTACTGATGTCTTTGGTATTTGCTGCATATGGGTCAGCCGAACTAAATCTATTAGAATCAGTACCATGTATATTATACCTACCATGTAATCGAGAATCATCTTGGACTTTTTCATGCCAACCCTCAATATAAGTAGTATACATTTTCTGCAAACCTCTTAATTCAAGTAGCTTATCAAGGAATATTGCTTTTGGAGATTCTGGGTCTTTTATTGTTAACCTTAATTCAACCAAAGTATCTTCATCGGTACTTGGCTTACCCGATTCATTATTTTTAATTACTGGGAATTTAAAACCAGAATCTGAATACATGAGTTGGGGTAAATCAACTGGACTACCAAGATTAAGAGGTCTTATAAGTTCCTGTTCTTTCTTGGTAGTAAATATCCCTGCACGAATATTAGATATTTTCTGTTGTCTTGAATCAATCTTACGTTTGTCTTTTGGGTCATTATAATCTAACTCTTCAAGTTCTTGGTAAATAGATTCGATATATCTTTCAATTTTACCTTGGTTATATTTTTTGGTAAACTTCTTTACCCTTGGTAAATCATAGATTGCCTGTCTAGCAGCATCAATTTTTGGTTTATATTCCTCAAGCAATTTCTGATTGAAATCTCTATCAAGATATAATCCCTCTTTCTCTACAGAAGTTAATACCCGAGAATTACACATGAATAAATTACGAAATACCGAATACATCTTTAAGTCAATTAACTTCTTCTCAAAGAATATCATTAATCGTAATGTAAAGTCTGTATCTTGACAACCATATTTACATAATGGGTCTAATTCCTTCTTATCCCATGGTATCTTATCGAATTTATCTTGCTTTTCATAATCACCGTATTCAGGTAAATATCTTCTAACCATATCCTTTAGACCGTGAGGTTTTTCCTCATTGAGAACATATTTTGCAAGCATCCCATCAAGGCAAGTACCCCTATAATAGATGTGATACTTTTGATTAATCTGGTCATCGAATTTCCAGTTCCATGCAACCTTTACAATATCATAATTCTCAATAACCTCTTCCCCAAATTTCCTTAACATCCTCTTCCAATTCCACCCTGGTGAAGTATATTCTTTGGTTTGGAAATGGTCTAAGGGAATAGAAGCACCAAACCCAGGCATCCAAGATACAGAGAGAATTGTAGGTTTAAAACTCTTATTATAAATAGGTTCTGCATTCGTTTCATAGTCACAGCAAGCATAACCCGTAGCTTTACAACAAGCAATAAGTTTCTTAAGCTCTTTCTTGTTCTTTATAATATGATACCGTGTTTCCATATTTTAAAATAGAAAAAGGGACATACCCACCTATAGTAGATACATCCCTCATTATTAGTATTTCTCTTGTAAGTCTTCCAGATTAGAAGCTAATGCCGTCCAATCTTTCTTATAAGAATGAAGAGAATCAATAGTATGATATAGATAACCTGGTTTTACTCCAACCTCTTTAGCTACATATTCCATTAGTCTCCATGCAAGGTATACATCATTACCAAAGTGAGTAACAAAGTCCGAACTTCTTTGATGAT